AAAAAGCTAAGGGTACCCGGCCAAGCAATAGCAACCGGCCGAGGATCTCCCGTTGCTATGGTGGCACCGCCTAAGAAGTACACAGTCAAGGCCACGATCATTAAAGGCGCGCGCGCTTCCATGGCGCCGGGCACGTTCATAGCCTCTGGAAATGGTGGGAGCACTCTCCCCTTCCAGCGCACCAGTGACGGCCGGACTCCGATCGAAGCCGTCAGAACATTATCCGTCCCCCAGATGATCAGCGGCCGAGCAAAGGAAACGATCGAGGAAACGATCAGCACAAAGCTGGAGGAACGATTCAACCACCACATTGAACAAGCTATGAAGTAAACGCCAAGCTCCGAAGCGAAGCGCAAAGCACAAAGCAAAGAGCAAAGCAAACGAACCAACAGCAACGAAGCAAAGGACAACGAAACGAACAGAAAGAAAGCGAACACAAAAGCAAAACCAAAAGCAAAGCGAACGACGAAGCAAAAGCCAAAGCAAAGGCTCGCACGTCGAGCCGCGAGAAAAAAACCGCGAAGGCCGGAAGGTACTGTCACGGCCCGCCGAAGCCCTGCGGTGCTCGCGAGCCCAAAACTCGCCTAGTTTCAAAAAATTTTTTTCAGGGCGTTTCGTTTCGCAATAGGCCAAGGAAGGAGGCGACGCCATGGCCGAAAATACCACGAAACAGAACCTCCAAAGCTCTGAGGTGATCGCGAAGTTGTTCGACCTGACGCCTCGCCGGATCCAGCAGCTTGCGAAGGAGGGCGTGCTCCCGGCTGCGTCAACGAAGCCGTACCAGTTCGACCTTCTCACAACCGTGAAAGCGTACATACGGTACCTATCAAACAAAGCCAACGGCAAAGAAGCCAAGAGTGCCGACACGGTGCAGGCTGAGGCCGACAAGCTCAGGGCTGAGGCTGATCTCAAACAGTCAAAGGCCAAAATCGCAGAAATGCAGCTCAAAGAGCTGGAGGGAAAAATGCACCGGAGTGAGGACGTGGCCGCCGTCATGGACGACCTCGTTTACTCTATCCGGTCAATGATCCTAGCACTCCCCGGACGTCTTGCCATGGACGTTGTGCAGGTGGCAAGCGCCAACGAGGCCGCGGCAGTGATCCGGGCCGAGTGCAACGAGATTCTGAACCAGCTCGCAAACTATAAGTACGATCCCGAAGAATACCAGCGGCGGGTGAGGGATCGCGAAGGCTGGAGCGACATTATCGCTGATGAAGCTGACGAGTAAAAAGGCCGCGAAAAAAATCAACGCAGCCATAGGCCCGGCCGTTCGTCATTTTTCACCGCCCGAAGATCTGACGGTGGACGAATGGGCCGACAGACACCGCCGCCTGTCGCCGGAGAACTCCGCAGAGGCAGGCCCGTGGCGAACGTCACGAACGCCATACCTGCGGGAGCCTATGCAAGCGTTTACTGATCCAAAAATAAAAAAAATCGTCATGGTGGCGGCCTCTCAGGTGGGAAAGTCGGAGCTAGAGCTGAACATAATCGGCTACATTATCGACCAAGATCCCGGCTCTATCCTATTTGTGCAGCCGTCCCTCGACGACGCCCGGAAGTTCTCACGCCTGCGTATCGCTCCAATGATCCGCGACAGCAAGCGGCTGAAAGCTAAAGTCTCAGACGTGAGAACCAGAGACTCCGGGAACACGATCCTCCAGAAGTCGTTCCCCGGCGGTATGCTCACGATCACCGGCTCCAATAGCGCCTCGGCTCTGGCCTCCACTCCCGCCCGGTACATCCTGGGCGACGAGCGCGACCGCTGGGCCGTAAGCGCCGGAACAGAGGGCGATCCGTGGGCTCTGGCTGAGGCTCGTCAGGCTACCTTCTACAATGCGAAAGCCGTCGAAGTATCAACCCCGACGATCAAGGGAGCCTCGAACATTGAGAGCAGCTACTACCAAGGCACGCAGGAACGCTGGTGCCACCAGTGCCCTGAGTGCGGCGAGTATGGCGAGATCATATTCGACCGGATCCACTTCGAGCACAGCGTCACGAAGGTGCGCGGTAAAAAGGTTTACAAAATCAACGGCCCGATCACATGGGCCTGCCCTCACTGCGGCTGCATTTCCACAGAGGAAACCATGCGGCGGCAGCCTGCGAAATGGATCGCAGAGAACCCGGACGCATACGCCACCGGCGTGCGCTCGTTCTGGCTGAACGCCTTCTCGTCCCCGTGGACACCATGGGAAAAGATCGTGCTCAAATTCCTGCAAGCCAAGGACGATCCGCAAAAACTGAAAGTAGTCTACAACACGCTGCTGGGCGAACTATGGGAGGATCGCGGCGGCATAGCCGACGAGGACACCATGCTGGCCCGCCGTGAGGACTACGGAACAAACGCCGACGGAACACCGGTAGAACTGCCGGAGGGCGTTCTGGTGCTCACCTGCGGGGTGGACACTCAGGACAACCGGCTGGAGTACGAAGTCGTGGGCCACGGCCACTACGGCGAAACGTGGGGCATAAAAAAGGGCTACATCATGGGAAAACCAGACACCGACGAGGTATGGCAGCAGCTCGACGACGTGGTGGATCACGTCTACCGCTTCGCAGACGGCCGAGGGCTCCGGCTCTCGATCACCTGCGTGGACTCAGGCGGCCACTACACGCAGGAAGTGTACGCACGCTGCCGGGCACGCAAAAACAAGCGCGTTTTTGCTATCAAGGGCAAAGGCGGCGACGGGATCCCGTTCGTCACACCACCAAAGCGCGTGGCGATCAAGGACAACAAGCGCGTGACCTGCTGGCTCTACACTCTCGGCGTAGACGCCGGAAAAGAGACGATCATGTCAAGCCTGAAAGTGCAAGAGGCTGGCCCGAAGTTCTGCCACTTTCCAACTGCCGAGGGCGCCGGGTACGACAGCTATTACTTTTCCGGCCTACTCAGCGAGAAGCTGGAGCTCACACAAACCAAGCGCGGCAACGTGTGGGCGTGGGTAAAGATACCCGGACACAACAGAAACGAGGCCCTCGACTGCCGCAACTACGCGCTGGCGGGGCTGAAAATCATAGATCCCGACATGGTAGCCGTAGAGCGAAGGCTCAAAAATCTGCCGGAGCGGGAAAAACCGAAGCCTGCTGCAGTACCGCAGCAGAGACGAGTCAAAAAGCCGTCGAACTACTTCGACGACTGGTAAGGAGGCAACCGCATGAGACGACGACCGAAGCACATTATCGAGGCCGAGCTCGCTCAGGAACGCGAGCGGCTGGAACAATATCTGGCCCGCGAGAAGGAAATGCTCAGCCCTGACGGCGTGCAGCTCTACACGATCGGTTCCAGAAACCTGCAACGCTACCAGACGAGCCTCACCGCTCTGCAAGATCAGATCGAGAAGCTCAGGAAGCGGATCCGGGAACTGGAAAACGAACTGGCAGGGAATACAGCCCGCCGCGCGGTGGGGATCACTCCCCACGACTGGTAAAGAGTAAACGCCAGCAGCTCGCTGGCTTTACTACGGCAGCAACCGGGTGGAGTTTTCGCTCCTTTACTCTCTCGGCCTGCCGTTTTTAATAAAAAAGCAAGGAGGTGAGCAAACACATGGAAGGAAAAGCAACAGCCCGGCCACAGAATAAAGGCTACGGAGAAGCCGGTGCCAGCTGGAGAAAGAAAGCAGTAAAAGCCTTCAACGCTCCGAGCGGATCCTCTCACGAGGACATAGACTTCAACAACTACACGCTCCGGCAGCGTGCCCGCATGTTATACATGGCCGCACCGATCGCCACGTCTGCGATCAAAACCAACCGCACTAACGTGGTAGGCGTCGGACTGAAATTAAAGAGCCAGATCGACCGGGAAGTGCTGGGCCTCTCTGCTGAACAAGCGGAAGTATGGCAGAAAAACACCGAGAGGGAGTTCGCCCTCTGGGCTGAAAATAAAAGAGCCTGCGACGCCACCGGCATGAACAACTTCTACGGGCTCCAGCAGCTCGCCCTCGTGTCGTGGCTGCTATCCGGTGACTGTATCGGAGTAATAAAGCAGTACAAAACCACCAAACTGCTGCCCTACGCCCTGCGCGTCCACCTGATCGAAGCGGATCGAATAGCAACGCCGGGCGGCTATGGCGCCGGAACCTCCGTCACCTACACCACCGGCAAGAACCCGCAGAACGGGAACACGATCTACGACGGCGTGGAGGTAGACAAGGACGGCATGGTGGTGGCCTATCATATCCGCAGCAACTACCCGTTCGAGATCGGAGCGCCTACGACCACATGGGCCCGCGTGCTGGCATACCAGCCACACACCGGCCTGCCTAACGTCGTGCACGTTATGGACTCCGAACGGCCGGATCAGTACCGCGGCGTCACATATCTGGCGCAGGTTATTGAACCGCTGCTCCAGCTCAGGCGCTACACAGAGTCGGAGCTCATGGCTGCCGTGATAGAGTCCTTTTTTACGGCCTTCATAAAAACGGAAGCGTCCACCGACGAAATGCCGTTCAATGAAACCGAAGAAACTCCACCCGGAGAACCAAAGGGCCCGAACGAGTACAGCATGGGGCCGGGACAGGTCAATGTCATGGAACCGGGCGAGGACGTCGTTTTCGCCAATCCGACACGACCGGCCGGAGGCTTCAACAATTTTGTGAAGGCAATCGCCGAACAGATCGGCGCTGCGCTGGAGATCCCCGCGGATCTTCTGCTGAAATCCTTCAACTCGTCATACAGTGCGAGCCGCGCGGCCCTTCTGGAAGCGTGGAAGGCGTTCAAAATGCGCCGCGAGTGGCTGGCTGACGACTTCTGCCGCCCTCTCTACGAAGTTTGGATGAGCGAAGCCGTGGCCCGCGGACGTATCACAGCGCCGGGCTTTTTTACAGATCCGGCAATCCGCGCCGCATATCTCGGCAGCGAATGGCTCGGCCCGTCTCAGGGACAGCTCGATCCGGTGAAGGAAATCACGGCCGAGATCCTCGCATGTAGTGAAGGCTTCTCGACTCACGAACAGAGCACCGTCAAGCTCAACGGCGGCCAGTGGGACGCGAACGTCGAACAGCTCCAGCGTGAAAGCGAAAAGCTCAAAGGCAAAGCACCGGATCCTCACCAGTCTGGAGAGCAAACCGAAGAAACCACGCCAGAAGCTCCAGAGGAAGGCGAGGAACCGCCAAACGAGGAAGGCGGCGAGAATAACCCGCACAACCCGGAAAACGCACGCAGGCGAAGCGCTGAGGCTATGAGAAGCCTCGTACTCCGGGAACAAATCAAGCAAGCCGTACAAGGAGGGTAAGCAAATGAAAGAAACGCCTAGTTTACGAATGGGCCCGGCAGCTGCCGCGGCTCCACAGCCTGCGACTGCTCCGAAGTTCTGGAACATGGCGGCAACCGGTGACGACGAGGGAGAGATCACCCTCTATGGCGACGTAATGAGCCAGCAGCCGGTTGACTGGTGGACGGGAGAACCTGAGCCCGGCCTCTACATCACGCCGGAGGGCTTCATGGAGGATCTGGCAGCAGTCAAAGACAAAGCACACATCACCGTCAAGCTGAACAGCTGCGGCGGCGACCTTTACACCGGGATCGCGATCCACAACGCACTGAAAGCACTCCCCGGAGAGGTGAACGTCGTCGTCGAAGGTATCGCAGCGAGCGCCGCCAGTGTCATTATGTGCGCAGGCGACACCGTGACCGTGTTCCCCGGATCTCTGGTTATGATCCACGGAGTCAGCGTCATGTTGTGGGACTACATGAACATCACCGACATGAAGCAGCTGATCAAGTCCATGGACGCCAGCGAGCGGGCCGTCGCTGAAATTTACAGCGCAAAGACCGGGATCGAAAGCGATCAGCTCCGCAGCATGATGACAAAAGAAACGTGGATGACCGGCCGCGAAGCTATCGAGAAGGGCTTCGCTGACTCTCTCAAAGAGGACGAGGAAGATCCAGACATGAGCATGAGCTCAGACCGCAAGATCCTGATCGTCAACGGCGTGCACCATAACGTCGAAGGGCTTCACGTTCCGGGCACGATCCCGATCCGAAACAGTGCGAAACCGGCCAAAAAGCCGGTAGCAAATAAAAAGCAGCCGACCACTAAACCGGCGGCAAAAACAGAAGGAGGTAAAAACCACATGACACTCGAAGAACTCAGAGCGCAGGAACCTGATCTGGTGAACCAGATCGAACAGACCGCCAGAAGCGGGGCGCAGACTGAGGCCGCCGAAAACGCAGCCGCAGCAGAACGCCAGCGCCTCGAAGCGATCGACTCTATCGCGGCTTCTATCCCGGATCCGCAGCTCGTACACGACGCCAAGTACGGAGAAAACCCGTGCACAGCTCAGGAGCTCTGCTTCCGCGTAATGCAGCAGAGCGCAGCGCAGGGACAGCAGTTTCTCGCGAACTACGCAGCGGACGGAGCAAACTCTGGAGCGGCAGACGTAGGGGCAGCACCTAACAGCGGCACACCTGCTACCACTCAGGAGCAGGACGCGGCAGACATTCAGGCGGTAGTAAACGCCTATAAAACCAGCAAAGGAGGTACCAACTAATGAGCAGACTCGACGAGAACCTCGGAGCCGTAGGCTTCGACAATCTGATCAACGGCTCATACCCGGCCGCTGAGGTATTCAGTGTGCAGGTAAAGGCCGGTCAGGGCGTGCTCTCCCGTGGCGCGTTACTGGCAAAAGGCACAGACAGCATGGAGCTGATCAGTGCAACCACTACCGGAAAAGCCAACGCAGTGCTGGCCGAAGCGGTAGACACCGGATCCGCAGAGGGCGACGCAATTCACGCGATCGCATACCGCACCGGACATTTCAACGGCAACAAGCTGATCGTGGCCGACGGCTACGAAATCACGGACGCAGACAAAGAGGCGCTCCGCTCTGCGGGGATCCTGATCTCTGACGCCGTGGAAGTCTAAGACAAGGAGGAAAGACAAATGGCTTTTAATTATTATGATACCCACACGCTGCTCGCCTCCGTGCAGCAGCTCCCGCCTCTCCACACCTTCCTGCTCGACCGTTATTTCCCGACCAATGCAGCGAGCGACATTTTCGCCACTGACGACGTGCTGGTGGAGTACAAAAAGGGCAGCAAGAAGGCGGCGCCGTTCGTGGCACCTAGAAAGGGCGGCATCACAATTCTGCGCGACGGCTACACCATGAAGCGCTTCACGCCTTCTTATATCGCGCCAAAGCGTCCGCTCACCATTGACGACCTGAAAAAGAGAGGCTTCGGCGAAGCTCTCTACACTCAGCTGACACCTCAGCA